TCAGTTCTCGCTTTCCTCTGAGCTGTACTCCACATCGGAGAGCTTAACCTCAAGCTCTAAGCCCGTCGTGAATCCATTATTATTCAGATTGTGAGTTACCTTACTGATTAACCAAGACTGCTCGTCTATGACGCGCTTAAAGCCCGACACGCGCACCGGTGTTTCAGGGAACAAATCAGCCCTACCAAGCGCCAGCGTAATTGAAAACTCCGCAACACCGCGCTGCAACTTATCCCACTTAGCCTGAGCTGCTCGCATCGCCTGAGCCTTTGAAGCGTAAACCGTCGTCAGCGCCAGCACGTTATCAGCCTCACCGGCCATATACTCACCCTCGCGCGCTTCCTGTTCTTTTTTAGCCTTTGTCTTTTTGCTGACTGGCTTTGCTTTCGGGTGTTCCAGTGCGCGCAGGTGCTTCTCTTTTGGTTTACGTTTCAGCGTGACCTTCTGCTTTTGCGGCTTCGGGTCTTTGGTGTGCAGCCATTTTGCCGTTACACCGGTATAAGCCCCACGGTCGGCAATAGCAAACTGATGGCGGTCACCATCACTGCGGGTCAGTGTCATTTGTGGGACGGGTTTTCCGCTGGCCGTCACTGCACTACCGGCTTTCAGAAATAGCAGTTTCCCCGCTTTCACTGATACTGTCGCCCCGTTCCGCTCAGCCAGTCTGGTCAGAAATACTGCGTCAGACTCCTGCGACTGGTCGATATGCGGTACCGGGATTTTTTTCAGCGAATCCGCGACGCTGGCCGTCAGTTTATTGCGTTTTGCGATGGCACTGACCAGCTCACCGAGAGTGGTGTCGTGCCATGATTCCTCACGCCGTGAATTGAGTGTTCCGCGAAAATCTGCGCTACGCGCACGAATGGTCAGCGTATCAGGCGCGCCCCGGTGCTCAATCTCATCAACCGTGAAATCGCCCTTATTCAGAAGTGCCGAACCCTGCCAGCCAAGCCACAGCGTCAGCACCGCCCCGCGCAGGGGTAACTCGACTTTGCCGTCAGTATCGTCGAGCTCAATGTCGAGCTGGTCAGCTTCAAAACCCCGGTTGTCGGTCATGGTGAGAGAAATCAACCGGTCACTAAAATTGCCTGTAATGTCCTGGCTGTTCAGCGTCAGCATAAATGCCGGGGCAAGGCTTGCCCCGGCGTCAATAGTCATGCCCGTCATCATGCGGTCAGCCCTCTGAGCATACCCTGCAGCTTATCGGTCAGGTTACCCGCAGAGTCAAGCAGCTCGCTGGCCTGCTTATTCAGGTCGCCAAACATCGCTGCCAGTGATTCGTCGACCCGTTTCAGCGAAAGTGTGAAATCAATCTTTCTGGCCGCGCCATCACTGAAAAACTCGGTGTGTGTAGTCGAGACTTTATCGACGATATACATCCCGAGGATATTTCCGGTACCCTCAATCAGCGGCCACGCTCTGCCCTCGTCGGCCATCAGTTCAACTGCCCTCAGTGATATACGACCTCCGGTAATGGCAGGATAAAGCGTACCGGCAAGCTGGATAGAGGTTTCCCCCTCACCGAGAAACTGGTACGCAGGAGGTTTACCGACCCGGTCATTAGACGCCCAGCGGTAATCCTTTGAGTGTTGCATCGACTGATAAGGCAGGGTGCGGCGTTCAAACACAAACATTCCTAGTGCAAGCATCATAATCTGTGTCTCCTCAATCGTGCATCATGCTGGCGCGGGCTTTGGCTCGCTTGTCGCGCTCATACTTTTCTAACGCATCCTGCAACTGATTACCCAACTGACCGCTCGGAGCGCCACCACCCGGCAGGGTGATTTGATAGGTTGGGCTGCTTTGGTCAATGTAGGTACGACCAGCGGGAGCCGTGACGGGCTGATAAGCCCGATACCCACCAAGCGAGCTGGTCGTCGGAATATATCCTCCACCCTGACCAACCGGCGGCACTTTCGCTGTTTCCTTATCAATGCTGCTCGATTCTTTTTTAACTAGGCCTAGTTTTTCGAGAATTACATCGAGGCCACCACGCAGCTTATTGAAAATATTCAGAGGCAACATCAGCGCATCGGCCAGCGCCTGACCAAATATGACGCCGACATTTTTGCAGCTATCAAGCGTTTCCTGCGTGGCCTTGACCGGTGCTATCAGGTCTTTAAACCACTGCCAGACGCCGCGCAGTTTCTCGCCGAGACCATCAAAAATGGGAGCCAGTGGAGCGAACATTTCCCCGACAGGGGCAAAGGCGCTCATGATGCCCTCAATCACTCCCGAGAAAAATGCGCTGATGGGCTCCCAATATTTACGGATGAGTAGCGCCCCGGCCACAATCGCCGCCCCCACTGCGACAATCGGCCAGGTAATCGCGCCGAGTGCGGTCACAATGGCACCTCCGGTGACAGTAAAGACCGTACCCAGCACGCCAGCAGCAGCGATAATGGCGTTAATCCCCATAACAACCGGCCACGCAACGAGGCCAATACCGCCGATGATACCAATCAGAGCCAGCGCACCACCGGCGATGATGCCGATAGTTTCCGCTAACTCCTTGTTGTCTTTGATCCAGTCATCAAGCTTTAGCACATACCGCGTTGCTGTCTGAGTTAGCTGACGCAATGAGCTATCTTGCTGGTCGTAGAGGTCGGTGCCGACGGCCTCATAAGCGGATTGAAACTCTTTAAAGTCGCCGCCGAGGTTATCCTGCATAACCTTGACCAGTTCCTCTGTTTTACCGTCTGAATCCTTTATCGTGGCAGTTAGCTTATCGAGTTTTCCGCTTGCTGCTGCCGCCATAAGGACACTTGCAGACTTCATAGCCTCCTCGCCGAATATCGTTTTCACGTACTCGGCCTTTTGTGAGGTACCAAGATTGTTGCGCTTAAAACTGGCCTGCATTTCTTTCAGGATGGTAAATAATGGGCGCGTATTGCCTTTGCTGTCCGAGGTTTTAACTCCCAACTCCTTGAGAGCATCGTATGCTTTGCCTGTGGGTGCCTGTAGTCTCGTTATAACAGCAGCGCCGCCCGTCCCAGCCATTGACCCCCTGATGTTATTATCATGAAGTGTGCCGGTAATCGCTGCCGCTTGTTCAAGACTCACTCCAGCATTTTTCGCAACAGGGGCAAGGTAACTTAATGAGTCACTTAGTCCCTGAAAATCAGCGGTGGTTTTGTTCATCGTGGTTGAAAGAACATCACCGATATGCGCAGCCGCGTCATTAGAAAGCTGAAAGGCGGCTTTTGTCCCCATCAACAGTTGCGCGTTTTCCTCCATTGTTTTTCTGTTCGCAAGTGACAGGTTGAGAGTCACAGGTGTCATGGCCGCTATAGCTGCCGCATCACCACCACCTTTTGCGATAATAATCTGCGCACTCGCAGCATCGTCGGCAGAGGCGGCGGTATTGTCGCCGAGCTGGCGCGCCTGTTTGCGTAGTGCCTGCATTTCTGGCGACTGCTTATCGACCCCGAGCACAGCCTGCAGCTCGGAATTTTTCTGTGCAAAGTCATAACCGGGCATCAGCAATTTAACCCCGGCCATCGTTCCCGCTGTCGCAATACCTACCCCGGCAGCGCCTGCTGCGGCCATGTTACCGGCAAGCTCCTTACCTGATTTATATCGTTCTTTCACGCGGTTTAAGTGTGCCTGCTGTGCGCTGACCTTCGCCAGCGCCTCGCGCTGCCGGTTGAGTTGTGCTGTCGTTTCACTGATGCGGTTTTTTAATCCTCTCTCGTCATTAGCAAGGTTGCGGGTATTGATTCCGGCAGCACCCAGTTCGCGTTGCTGGCGTTTTACCGACTCGGTGAGGCTGTTGTATTTGACCTGCAGACCATCAGCCGCACGTTTTGCCGATTCAAGCACCTGCGCCTGCGCACGCGTTGGCCGTTCGGTATTTTTAAATTGGGTGGCAAGCTCCTCGGCTTCACGTTTCGCTTTTTCAAGCGCCTGACCGGTTACGGCCAGTTGCGCACTTGTCTTACGAAAGCCGTCGATTTTCGACGCCTGACCATTCAGGTCACGCAGCCCTTTTTGTGTGGTGCGAATATCACCCGACAGGGTTTTACTCGCGGTCTGGATAGATTTAAGCGGTCGGGTCGCCTGGTCGACCGCTTTCAGCAATACCTCAAGCCTCAGGTTATTACTCATTGTGGTTTCCGCTACGCTGCAGCGCCTTTTCGCGCCATGTGATGAGCTCGCACAGGCTCAGGGAATAGAGCTCTGATGGCGGCCAGTGGAATATCACTGCGATATCCGCCATCAGGTCATCGGTCGACAGGTCGGGCGGGAAGTCTATTCCGCCGAAGCCGGTGACAAAAAACCAATCACCTTAGCGGCCAGTGACAGCATATCGGGCAGGTTCATTGCGGTGAGTTCCTGCGTGGTGAGTGCCGGGTAGGTCATGCGGGGCAGCACCTTAATCAGCGCATCGACCTCGGACTGCGCCACTGCCGCCAGACTGACGCCGCGCAGGGTGCCTGCGTTCGGTTCAATCAGGGTGACCTTTTCAATCGTCTGACCGGCGCGCTTAATCGGCTTATCGAGGGTCACGACGTTCGGGTTTACGGTGTCAATTTCATTGCCAGCCGGATCAACAAATTCAGGGGTTTTGCGTGGTGCTTTTGCCATGATGTTTTTTCTCTGCTTTGAATGGGAGTAATAACCGGCCAGCGGTGCTGACCGGTCAGGGAATTACAGCAGCCCGATTGCGCGGCGGTGCTGCTCCAGACGGTCGACGCCGTTCACCTTCTCGACCATGTTGACGGTGTCGATTTCGATAATGTCGCTACCATCAATCGTGAGGCGGTAATAGGTGCAGACGGTCGACAGTTTGGTCGAGGTGTTTTCACCCTGCTTATTCTCGCCGCCGTCGATTTCTTTATGACGGCCACGCATGACCACCTCGACAGCAACGATTTCGCCAGTGTCGTCACGCTGGTAAGAGCCAGCAAAACGCAGCGGCACGGCATCAGCACCCGGCGCGGCATACTGCGCCCACAGCGCCACATCAGGCAGGCCACCGACAGACCATTCGACGGTGAGCGCATCATCGTCGAGACCGAGGTCAATCGCCGCCGCGCCATTCATGCCGCCGCCGCGATAGTTTTCGAGCTTGCGGGTCAGCTTCGGCAGCGTCACGGATTCAACAACGCCCATATAGCTAAGGCCGTCATTGAACATGTTCAGATACTTAAGTTTGCGGGGTAGTGCCATGGTTGTTTCAGGCTCCTTAGCTGTTGACCGATTCGGCCAGATTCACCAGATATTTATCGGTGATACGCTGGCGCAGGGTCAGGCTTTCCAGTGGGGGAACCGGTGTATAGTCGTAGTCGATATACAGTTTCCCGGCCTTGAGGGTTTCCTTGTCGTTCGATTCCTCGTCGAACCAGCATTCACCGTCCACGATGTAGCCGTTAGATTTCAGCTCGCGGAATTTGGCGTTAATGCCGTCGACAATGTCACGGATGAGCGATGCGGTGATGGGCTTATCGACCGCCCACATGTGCGCCTCAGCCATTGTGTCGGCGAGCACCTGCGCGGTGCGGGTGTAGTTCTCAAACAGAAAAAGCGGGTCATCAGAGCAGGTGCGGTTACCCCAAAAGCGGAAACCATCCTTGCGCACCAGAGTCGTGACCCCGGCCTCGTTGAGCAGGTCAGCATCGGTGCCGGAAGCCTGCAAATCCCAAAACACTGAGGCACTGATGCCGGTAACGCCTTGCACGCCAACGTTAGACAGGGTTTTGTGCCAGCCGATAGTCTGGTCGATGTAGGCACGCAGACCTAGTGCGCGGGCGGTGGCGTAGGCCGTGGCGGTGGCGTTTGCGGTAGTGTCCCATGCGAGGAAGTCAGGCCAGATGACCATCAGTTCACGCTGGCTGAAATTTTCGCGATAGGCCATCGCCTCGGAAATGGTTTTACAGCCCCACGCACTGACATAACAAAATGCGCGTAGTTTGATAGCGGCTGACGCAAGTGCGACCGCCACCTCCTGCGTATCGAGACCCGGCACGCCGAGAATGCGCGGCTTAACGCCGGTTACCGCCTCGGCAGTCAACAACGCTTTAATACCGGTGTATTTTCCGTTCTCATCTGTGCCGCCGATGATGTTGGTAACGGTCTGCGCTTCTGCGTCGTCGCCGGTACCTTCGGCGACGCGCACAACGATAGTGACAGGTTTAGCCTGGTCGGCGATGGCCTGCAGGGAGGTCGCCAGCGTGCCTTTTTTACCGGCTTTCGCAATGGCGCTTTGCACATTGGTAATCAGTACCGGCTCATTGAGGGGGAATAGCTTCGCATCCGCATCACTGGCCGTGCAGACCATGCCGATGATAGCGGTCGAAACCGTGGAAATGACGCGGGTGCCGTCGTTAATTTCAAGCACCTGTACGCCGTGGTGAAAATCACTCATCCGGTTAACTCCGTGGTTAAGGGGTGAGCGTATTTTCTGTTGTGTGGTAACGGCGGGCTATTTGTCGACGATGGGTAGCGGATGGCACAAATAAAAGGCAAGTAAATGGATGGTTTTACAAAATGTTCGTTTCAAACTGTAGGGATAGCGCGGGGTGATGAAAGGCGATATTGCTTAGATGAAAAAGTAGCAGGCCTTGCTGATGCGCATTGATACAGCAAGACCTGTATGGCCTACACCTTCGGTGTAATAGGCCAGTTAATATTCTCAGGTGCGATTGTCACATCGACCGCTTTAACCTCATTTTTATAGGCTATCCACGCTGACAACTTCGCTCTGTTTGCATCGCTGATTTCGCCCAGCATCAACTCGGTTCGCCAATCCAGCATAACAGCGTCTGCATTAGCCAGTAGTTGTTGGCGCACCTGTTCTGCAGCAGAAATCAATTCCTCCCGCGAAGGTGGAGGCATATCCACCCAGGCTGGCATCCCGTCAGCACCCACACCAATAATTTTTCCTTCCGGTGGCTGTCCGGTAAATTCGGCTGATATTTCATCAGAAACATCAATTCCATTCTCAGGCCACATTCCGGCAGCGTTATATTCATCTTTGAGTAAATAAGCGAGAAGACGAACGTTTGTTGCATCCCATATATAATTAACTTTATTTATTTTCATATTTAGTACCCAACGGCAAGGAAAACAGCGCTTGATAAAGTTGTTGATGCTACGCCAGAAACGGCGCAAGTTGTGGCGCTAAACCCGGTGTTTGTTACGCTTTCACATGATGTATTAATTTGTGCGTAGGTCATTTTTGTACAAAATACCCCCCACACAGCCCCCGGAAATGGTGTCGGGAAGGTAACAGGATTTATAGTAGCGACGCCGACGGACGCACTGTTACTAATATTCCTGCGGAATACCTGGATAATCAGACCATTAGGGAATTTTGCAATCATGTTATCTGAGCCGATTCCGGACAGTTCGAAATAACTCATATCCGGTATCTGACCTGCACTGTTACCCACATCTTTTTTAGCCGCTGATTTCAGCTCTTTTACATGCTCAAATCCGATAGTTCCCGCCTGTAGTTCGCCACTCTTGGAAAATGCAAGAACGACCTTATCGAGAGCCTTGCTATAGAGAGATAAAGCTCCCGCGTCACTCAGTTGTAGTGAGTAGTCTTTGGATTTATTGAATAGAATGGTAGCTCCCCCGAAATTGTCCAAAAGGGCTTTTAAAGCAAAATTTTCGGTCGCTCCCTTCTGACTGATAACGTCTTTTTCAGACTGACCTGTTGTCTGAACTACGCTGCTTTTCGCCGCGTCTCCCACGCCGGTCAAATGTTCTATTCCCACAGACCCAGCTACAAGCTCACCTGCAGCTGACCACGCCATCACGGTTTTATCGAGGGCCTGGCTGTAAAGAGATAATATTCCTGCCTCACTCAATTGTAGTGAGTAGTCTCTGGATTTATTGAATAGAAGAGTAGCCCCCCCGAAATTGTCCAAAAGGGCTTTTAAAGCAAAATTTTCGGTCGCCCCCTTCTGACTGATAACGTCTTTTTCAGACTGACCAGTTGTCTGAACGACGTCGCTTTTCGCCGCATCTCCCAATTGAAGGTTTTTGAGAACCTCGGCAACCAATCCGGCGTCTGCCATTTCTTTTAGTGCGTTCGCAATCAGCGGGTATTGCGTATGCGGATTATCAGCATTGACATGCTTTTTCATCAGGTCATCAGCATAGGCTTTCACCTCGATAACCTTATCGTCGACATACTTACGAGTTGCCAGCACAACCGACGGGTCGATTTTCAGGGTGATTGCCGATGTGCTCGACACAATCAGAATCATGCGAATGGTTTGCGTGCGGCCGCTTCCCTCCTGCAGTTGCGGCTTGTAGGTCTCCGGGCAGTTCGCCACGGCAATCAGGATGCCGTCGTCATCGTAGAGACCAATCTCGCGGATCCAGAAACCGCCCTCATTCTCGGGAATAATCTGTTCCACGATAATCTGGCTGGTATTGTCCGGGTCAACGGCCAGCAGGTTCAGCGGCGCGATGCGCTTCTGGTTAATGAGCTTCGTCTGCGCCGGGTCAGGTGTCGGCAGCACACCATTAGCATCACCGACGGCCATCTGCGTCAGGTTGAGTCTGGTGCCGAGTGCCGCCGCGTTCGCCAGTCGCGCCGAGCCCTGATTGGTCAGAATGGCAAAATATTTTGCGGTCATGCGTTCACTCTCAGGTTATCAATCAAATGGATGGCCGAGGCCGGGTAATAATCACCGCCGACGACAATTGCCTCGGGGGTATATGGGTAAACGGTCAGCGCGTCACCGTGGTAGCATCCCGCGCCGACATACAGCTCGCCGGTTTCACTCAGGCTGATAGCCAGCCCTGTCAGATGACGGCTTGCCGGTTTGGCGTCATTAATCAGGCGCTCAAGCTCCTGATACATTTCGTCAGTGATGCCGCTGTCGAGCACGCCGACTACAAGACGGAATGTGCCTGGCTCCTCATCTAGCTGCCACCACTCGCGCACCTCAATCAGAAAGCCGAGCGGCTCAACCACCCGACGCAATGCGCTGATGGTGCCTTTGTGCTGATGGACGAAAAAGGAGGATGCGCAGACGCTACGTTTTGTCGCCTCCGGCCACTTCTCATCCCACCTGTCGACCGACAGCGCCCACGCCAGATACGGCAGCAGGTTTACCGGGCAGGTGCGCCAGCTCCAGAGAGTGCGCAGTGGTACCGGCACGCGCTGAATTTCAGAGAGTGCGGCAGCAGCGGCAACTTCCAGCGGCGACGATCCAACGGGTAACAGCCGATTACTCATCCGAGCCCCCGATATTTATCCGGTACTCGGTGCAGTTCGACGCCTGCGACTTACTCAGCACAATGTCGGCCTGCGGTGATGCCAGCTCGACACGTTGCACCCCCTCAACATGCAGCGCCGCGTAAATGGCCGACAGACGGATATCACGCCCGAGACGGTGCTGCGCATTGATGTAGCTCTGTAGCTTCTGCTCGGACGCCTGTCTGATGGGCTCAGACTCGGGGCCAGGATAAACATAGAGCGTTGCGTCAATCTGGTACGGCACAATCTCGGCTGACTGAACAGTCACCCGGTCGGCCACAGGGCGCACATCCTCGGCATTCAGCGCCTTTTCAACGATTGCCAGTAACTCATGGCTGGCAGAGCCATCACCCTCGCGCGCGAGCACGGTAATCGTCACGCAGGCTGGCGACGGACTTGCGACCGACACGTCAGCGACCCGCCCGTCGGCGCTACGACCGTGATACTCGTATGCGCCGACCGGCCCCGCCACGCTCAAGCCCTCAAATGCCTGCTGTATGCGCAGTCGATAATCGGCATCTAACTCCATTTCTGCCGGGGTAGGGGGAATGGTGGTGTCATCAGCAGGCGTGACGACAAGGCGCTCAACATTGAAATTCGCCCCGATATTATCGAGGTCACTGTCTATGGCATAAGCCAGCATGACTGCGCGTGCTGCTTCATTGACGCGCTGACGCCAGATAACCTCACGGTAGGCGTTTTCCTGCAGCAGCTTAACAACCGGCTCAGACTCAAGCGCGAGCGTCCTGGCGACGGCTTCCTGCTGGTCTTCTGGATAGAGCGAAATCAGCGTTGCAATGCGCTCCGCAAGGATGGTTTCATAGTCCAGTTCCTCGACCACATCGGGAACAGGTAGCAGACTCAGGTCAACGGTTGCCATAGTGGTTTAACTCAGTGAAACAGTGGTTGAAACTGACGCACCGGTATCGGTACGCATCCCGGTAATATCGACATACATTTCGCCAGTGTCGCCGTGCTCAAAGCTGATGGATGTAAGCCTGATGCGTGGTTCCCACTTCTGGATCGCGGAATAGCACGCCACCATGATTTGCAGCCTTAGCGCCGGGGTTTGTGGCATGTCAATCAGCGCAGACAAAAGCGAGCCATATTCACGACGCATTACCCGCGAGCCGACCGGCGTCAGCAGAATGTCGCGCATGCTCTGGCTGATATGCTCACTGTCATGGATAGCGAGGCCGGTATTGCGGTTCATCCCCATATAACGCGCCGTCATTTAGTGCCCTCCGTCCAGCTCCCGCCCCGTTGCACGCCACCGTGACCGTGGTCATCAACCTGCACACCGTTTGATTTCAACGTGCCGCCGGTATGTTCGATGTTTCCCCGCATGGTGCCGCCTTTCTGCACCTCAAGCGTCGCCGTCGTCAGTTTGTTGGTGCAGACCACCTCCGGGGTGTCGAGGGTGATACGCTCTGCCGCTTTAACCAGCACCACCGGCACGGTGGCGGTGATGGACTCTGATGCCGTCACATCGGCAGTCTTGATGCCGCTGACCGTCAGCGCACCGGTTTCCGGCTCATACTCCATAACCGCGCCATCAGGGAACACCACATGCCACGCATCCGCCGAGGCAGACTGGGCGGGGTTATCGTCTGAGAAAATCCCCGGCAGAACGAAAGCGGTATCAAGCTCGCCACCAATCGCCAGCAGCAGTACCTGCTCACCGACCGAGGGAGCCCACCATGTACGCGAACGACCGGCGCGGGTAGTCAGCCAGTTCAGCCATGTAGTCTGGATCCCGCCGCTTTGTACGCGGCACAGCCCCTTCACAATATCGACCTCAGTCACCACACCTGAGCGGATGAGGTTGCGAATTGCGCGCGCGAGCTCCTGTAAAGTGGATAACGTATTCATAGTGCAAGGATGCCTCTGGTCTGGAGCCGCGCCAATTCGCGCGGCTCCGGTGATGGCTCACACAATATTTATTTGCCGAGGTGACTGAGAATGACGTCTTCAATCATCTGCTCATCGTCATGAGTGAAACCGAGCAACGGGCGCGCCTCGTACTGCACATCGCGGCTGTTGCGGTTTGGCCGGTCTTTGAGGCCATACTGATGCACCTGCGCCATGCGCTGCACTTTGCCGGTAAATTCCACCACCGCCGCACTGTCGCTGCCTTTGGCTTTCATAAAGCGACTGGTGCGCAGTCTGGTGAACATTTCGCGCTTAATGCGGCCTTTCTTGCTCCGCACCGGCTGGCGCTTTCGCGCGGCATACGGGGTGCCGTCGGGTGCCTGCTGCCGCTTAATACGCTGTTGCTGACTGGCGCGCAGCTTTTTCGCAATCTCAGCCGCCATTTGACGACGCGCCGCCGGTGACAGGCTGGCAATCAGACCGGCAAGGCGCTCCTGCAGTGCGGTTAACTCACTCATCCCACTTACTCACCAGCTCACCGTTAACGTACAGCTCGACCGGGCGCGTCACGGGTTCAGGCAGCGACGGCTCTGGCGCATAGCTGACGTGCAGTGCGCCGTCGACCTCTTTGACGAGCGTGCGCTCGGTGAGTCTCAGGCTGATACTGATATCGAGCGAATCGTCGTTATTGATATCAATAATCCAGGTGAATCCTTTTTCCCGCCCGTCGTCGGTGGTCATAATGTCCGGCTGATGTTCACGCAGCCACGCCTGCACCGGCACGAATATCAAATCGATGTCGCCGGTGAAGTCAGTCACCACAACGTTAAGCACGTACACCTTTTCAAACGACAGCGAGCTCGCCAGTCGGGAATCGGTATGGCCGTTGTCGGCAAACAGGCGCAGCATATCGGGGTTATTTCGGAGCTGCGGCACGGCGTTAATCAGCGCTTTGCGCAGGCTTTTGTGCTTCTGCATCGAGTTCATCCTGACAGTGTTTGACGGTTTTGACCTGCAGCGCACAGGCAGTCAGCGCGCTCTCAAGACGGCGAATATCCGCGCTCAGGTCACCATTTGTTTTCGGGTCACTTCCCGGCATCGGGCAAAGGCTCACCTTCGGGCATCCGTTGACCACAATCACCGGCGCTGGCGCAGGCGGGGCGGGTGTGCAACCGACGCACAACATCAGGCAGAGCAGCGTTATACCAGCGGCGAAAGGCTTCATTTTCATTAAGTAACCTCGTTATCGTCTGCTCACGGCGGCTGGCTTCTGCACTTGCCTTTGCGAGCTGCTCGCGCAGTGCCACCTGCGCGGATTCATTACGTCGGGCGAGCTGACCGGCAACACTGAGCTGATTTTTCAGCATGCCAATCGTCGTCTTTTGCTCGCTCGCGACACGGTTTGCCGTCTCAAAGGAGCGGGATAAATTGCCGTTCTCATGGCGCAACCACAGCAACCCGAGCACGGCCAGCACAAGCAGCGTTATCAGGACTTTCATGCCACCACCCCGCCAGCCGAGCGCCATACGGTGACCAGCTTTTCGAGACTGTGCTCGCGCTGGCCGTAACCGGCACCCGGTAATGACGCCCATATATTGCGGCAACGGGAAACAGCACGCTCAATACGCCCCGTCCGGATATCGTCAATGGCACCGCGTTCCCGGATTAACTGGATCGCGAGCCTGTCCTGCGACAGTGGGCTGAAATCAGGCAATGAGAGCTGTTTTTTATAGTGCGGCCAGAACAGATAAAGCTGCTGATAACGCCCCGATGCCGTGGATTTCTCGCCACGACGATTAAACACTTTCGGTGGTCGGCCATGTGCGAAAGGGTGGTCGCTGTAATCGGTGAAAATCTCTGGCTTACCATCAAGACCGGTGACAATGACGTCATAGCCACGGTTTTTCGTCAGCGGATGGTTCGCTGTTCCTTCGGAATACGCCAGCATGTCCAGAAAGGCGGCGATATTCTGGTGAGTATTAATGACCGGCATCGTCTTCCCCTTTCTGTGACTTAAAGCGGCGCTGTATGGCGATTTCCACCACCTGATAACCGGCAATGCCGAGCATGGATCCAATCCCGCACACGGCAGGCAGTGACATATCAGGAAACTGCACCAGAACAACACCGGCGACCATCGAAACGAAACCGCCGAGCAGCATGCGTCCGACAAACAGGCGCGGGGTGATGGGCTCACCACCTGCCAGCACTTTCCCGACAACAATCATCACGCCAATCACAAACAGTGACAGGACGCCTTTTTCCCCTTCTGTCATGGTTTACTCCCAAAGATTGATAGTGTTAGTTACTGGTGAAGACGGCACATCGGGCAGGTCAATCTCGGTACCATGCGGCAGAATGACTCCCAGCTCAGACAGACCCGGATTAGCCTGCAGCACCGTCTCGACCACGCCCTCAGTGCGACCGTAATACCGGGCGCAAATCGTATCGAGGGTGTCTCCCTGCATTGCCCGGACTTTCATCAGAGCTGACCCACAATGCAGCGCGGCTTGTCCTGCAGACGCGCAACCGACCAGCGCATATCCCGCCACAGGTCATCAATGGTGGTTTCCACACTGTCGGCTTTTTTGTCACCCTTGCCGGTGGCCTCAACGCCGCGATAACGCTCATACAGGGTGGCGGTCGCCATCGCCGTCACGGCGCTGAGGTAGTGGAAAACGCGCACATTCTCGCCGTCGATTTCCTCGGCAGGCACATCGGCCAGTTGCTTAAACCCGGCGGCAGTCTGGCGCAGCCGGTAGTCGTAAAGCTCTGCATTGGTCTCGGCCATGCCGGTCTTGATGGCATTGCGCAGGCGCGCATCGGAAACCGTCTGCTCAAGGCGCATCAGTTCGCGCACGCGCTTCGGATCCACATCAGGGAAAAAGAATGTGTTTTTAATCACTGCACCGCCCGTCTCCGGTGCGGGAATCACCACGCCCGGTACGTCCTGCGGTTCGTCGGGCTGGTTCAGTATCACTGTCGTCATGACAACCTCATCAGGTTGGGCGGTGGACGCCGGTCGCCGTCAGGTCTTTACCTGCTTTGACCGGCGTGCCGCCCGGCTCGGGGAGCGTTCAGTTAACCGGCGGTTTTTGCCGCCTTTGGTGGACGCCCGCGCTTTGCTGCCGGTTTGCTGGCAGGTTTGCGCGTGCGCGGTTTAGTCGTTTTACGGGGTGCGGCCTCTGGCTTTGGCTTCAATGCCCGTTCCAGTCGCTCAATTTCCTTGCGCACACCGGCATTGCGGTCGAGCTGCATCGCGCGCTGAAACTGCGCCAGCGCCTCTGCATTCATACCGGCATCACGCAGGGTCAGGCCTGTCACCTTATGCAGACGGGCGCGCACCATATCGGGGACGTCAGCGCCGTCGGTCAGGTCGATAGTGGTCTGCAGCCAGGAAAGGTCGACAGACTCACCGGCATCGCGCAGGCGCTGAGCAGCAAGCGCCACTTCCTCAACCAGCATGTAAGGTGTTGTGCGGCGATGGTCAGAGGTGAGGCCGTATTTCAGCGCGTAGGGGGCAATTTCCAGCGCGCCAGCGATATCACCGGCATCGAGACGCCACAGCATGACGGTCATGACAATGTCATCCTGCGCACCACGGCCATCAGCCAGCACACCGGCGACCCACGGCGCATAGAACGGCAGCAGCTCGCGCTTTTTCTCGGCTTTACGTTCGTTTGAACGGATGTTTTTTAACGTGCGGCGGTCATCGGCCAGCTTAACCAGCATCTGCTCATAGGCGGTTGCATGGCGCAGCGGGGCTTGCTCCCGCTGCGCGGCTTGAGAGGCCGAGACCCGCATCATGTGACGCTGTGCGGGGCTCGTCATGGTTTAGGCTCCGCTTTCCGGTGCTGCAGGTGCGGTGAAATCGCCCAGGGTGATGTTTTCCAGCAGGCACCCGGCGGCATACGCCTCGACCACATAGTCGATATTCATCGACTCGTAGTTTTCCACGCGGTCTTTTTTCGGGTTTTCATCAATGCTGCGGCGGTGGCTCTCATCCATGAAATAGATAGAGAGGTTTTCCAGCGTGGTCACTAACACGGCATTCGCCGGGAAGTACGGCACGCGCACAGCGGGCAGGTTGCCGATTCGCTTCTGGCTGATGATGATATCTGCCGCGAGCGCCTCGCTGTTTTCCTGCGGCTTGTTCACCAGCGGGAAATATTTGTCGGCCAGCAGCTTACGGCCAACGATGGCAACGAGTTTCGGGTCATCCTGATAAACCTCGTCAATCAGGTTGTTGGTCGCATCCATCACCAGCGCGTCGAGGTTCTCATAGTCGCCGTTTCGACCGACACGAATCACTGCCGAAACGACCTTACCGTCAGCGTCGGTGATGTTGCTCATCACGCGCGTCGGGGCTTCATTGCGGTATTTCTGCAGCCAGCCGACGGCCACATCCTGCAGCATCGGATTTTTGGTGCGGTCAGAGGTGGCGGCGCGGGTGGTACCGTTAAAACCGGCCATGATGAAATCGAGCGCCTGACGCTTGACAATGGCGTCACGGATGCGGCGCTGGAAGTCCTGAAAACGCGCCCACAGGTCGAGGGTTTTATATTTCAGATGGAAGTCAAAGTTAATCTGGTCGCACTCGTACTTGTTGGACTCAAGTGCGGTAAAGTCTGCGGTCTTACGCTCATCATCACCCGAGGTGTCGGTCGTGCTGGCGATAGTACCGGTCACACCAACGCCGATTTTCTCACCCTTCATTTCTGCGACCGGCAGGATATTAATCGTCTGCAGAAACGCGGATGACTCCTGCACTTTGTTCATCAGCGTTTGCGTGACGGACGGCTCGACGGTGAATTTTTTACTGACATCATCAGTGCTGATGCCGTTCAGCTCAGCGACGCGGGTCAGATAGGCATTGAACTTAAAACGGGTTTCCGGGCGCATAGTATTTCCTGTTTGAATTTATCGGTTAGTCACTGCATCGGGCGGGGTTGCCGCCCGGTTTCTGGTTTGCGGCTTATCAGCAGTCGGTCAGCAGCTCATCGCCACCGCCGCCGCTGGCTTTCGTGCGTCGCGGCTGGCTGAAACTTTCGGTTTTATCGAGGGTGGTTTTCAGGGCGGAAAATGCCTTGCTGGTTTCTTCAACCTTGCCGGTCAGTTCCTGTTTGAAGGTGGCAAGTGCGGTTTCCATATCGGAAATACGCTTATCCTGCGCAGTGAGGTTGGTCTGCACATGCTCGCTGACGGCGGTCACCGCTTCATGTACATCATTCATGCGCGCATCGTCGCTGACCTGTTTACGGCTGAAAATGGCTTTCACCTTGTCAGTCAGGGCGGTAAATACCGTTTCCGGCTGGTCTTCAAACTCAAGCACGGCAAGCGTTGCCGCTGAAATCAGGTTTTCAGGGTTAGCCTTAAAGCGGTTAAGCGGGTTGTGTTTTGCATTGCGACAGAATTCGAGGTATTCAGTGCCGAGGCTTGCCGGGTCATCGGTCACAGCCAGACCAACGAGATAGCATTTCCCGCTGTTACTGAAATTCGGCGCGATTTCCATTGAGGTATAAACCTTCTGGAGCGCCTTATTCATTGCGACTAAATCGTCGGATGGGCTGATTTTTGCGAACAGTGCCAGCTTTCCGTTAAGCGCGGAGTCATCTTCGATTTTCTCCGCTTTCAGTTCGACCACATCGCCATAGCGTTTGAACGGGCTATCAGGAAACACGCTTTTGATGTGCTCAAGATTGATGCGGCAACCGTAGACGCGCGGGTCAAACGTGTCGGCCATTTCCTGAATATCACTGGCGCTGATAATGCGCCCGTCGCAGGTATCACCCTCGACGCCGATGCGAAAGAATTTTGAGACTTTTTTTGCCATTGTCAGGAGTCCTGAGGTTAGGGTTACTGGTCAACGCCAGTTTCCAGACTCCGGGCACACCAGACCACTAACGACGGCTGGACAATCGCCCACACAACAGCACCTTAGCGAATCACTGACGGCCATTAAGTAGCCTTGCCCTGAATCCACTACGGCGAGGCATCAATGACCATTTCCACCGATACAACCTTGTTGCATGACCCGCGACGACAGGCATCGCTGCTTTACTGGCAGGGGTTTTCCGTGCCACAGATTGCCGAAATGCTGCAGGTCAAGCGCCCGACCGTGCAAAGCTGGAAGCAGCGCGACGGCTGGGACGGCATCGCGCCGATTTCCCGCGTTGAAAGCAGCCTTGAGGCCAGGCTGATTCAGCTCATCGCCAAGCCGCAAAAGACAGGCGGCGATTTCAAAGAGATTGACCTGCTCGGACGGCAGATTGAACGGCTGGCGCGCGTCAACCGCTACAGCCAGACCGGCAACGAGGCAGACCTTAACCCCAACGTCGCCAACCGCAACAAAGGGGAGCGCAAAAAGCCGAAAAAGAATTTTTTCAGCGACGAGGCTATCGAGAAACTGGAGGAATTATTTTTCGACCAGTCTTTCGAGTACCAGTTGCAGTGGTACCGCGCAGGACTGGCGCACCGTATTCGCGACATTCTCAAATCCCGCCAGATTGGCGCGACGTTCTATTTCTCCCGCGAGGCGCTGCTGCGCGCGCTCAAAACCGGCCATAACCAGATATTTCTGTCAGCCAGTAAAACGCAGGCTTACGTGTTCCGCGAATACATCATCCAGTTTGCACGACTGGTCGACGTTGACCTGACTGGCGACCCGATTGTCATCGGCAACAACGGCGCAAAACTGATTTTTCTCGGTACCAATTCCAACACCGCGCAGAGCCATAACGGCGACCTGTATGTCGATGAAATATTCTGGATCCCGAACTTTCAGAAACTGCGCAAAGTCGCCTCGGGCATGGCTTCGCAGAAGCACCTGCGCTCAACCTACTTTTCGACGCCCTCAACGCTGGCGCACGGGGCTTACCCCTTCTGGTCGGGTGAGCTGTTCAACAAGGGGCGCGCCAGTGCCGCTGACCGCATCGAAATCGACATCAGTCACCGCGCGCTCGCCGGTGGTCAGCTCTGCGACGATGGCCAGTGGCGGCAGATTGTCACCATTGAGGACGCCCTTGCCGGGGGCTGCACCCTGTTCGACCTCGACCAGCTCAAACGCGAAAACAGTGATGATGATTTTAAAAACCTGTTTATGTGCGAGTTTGTCGACGATAAGGCATCGGTATTCCCGTTCGAGGAGCTGCAGCGCTGCATGGTCGATGTGATGGAAGAATGGGAGGATTTTGCCCCGTTCGCCGACCATCCTTTCGGCTCTCGCCCGGTCTGGATTGGCTACGACCCGTCGCACACTGGCGACAGTGCCGGGTGCGTCGTGCTCGCGCCGCCGGTGGTCTCGGGGGGCAAGTTCCGCATGCTGGAGCGCCACCAGTGGAAGGGCATGGACTTTGCCGCGCAGGCAGAGGGCATCCGCAAGCTGACCGAGAAATACAACGTCGAATACATCGGCATTGACGCAACCGGCCTCGGTCTCGGCGTATTCCAGTTGGTGCGCTCATTCTACCCGGCGGCACGCGGCATCCGTTACACACCTGAGATGAAAACCGCGATGGTGCTCAAGGCGAAAGACACCATTCGCCGTGGCTGTCTGGAGTACGACGCCGGGGCAACCGACGTCACACAGTCGTTTATGTCGATTCGCAAAACCATGACCAGCAGCGGGCGCAGCGCCACCTATGAGGCCAGTCGCACCGAGGAAGCCAGTCACGCCGATATCGCATGGGCGACCATGCACGCCCTGTTAAACGAACCGCTTTCTGCCGGTAGCGGCATGCAGCCTAAATCTATTCTGGAGTTTAATTAATGAAAAATAACGTTTTCTCACAAAGCCAGATTCAGGCAATGGCCGATATTCTGCACAATGACAGCTTTGACTATCAGGCAACATGGTTGCGTGTCGGGAAACTCAATATCGACCGCAGCATCACCAAATCGCGCCAGATTGGCGCAACGCAGCTCTTTAGCCGTGAGGCGCTGCTCGATGCGCTGACAACAGGCAATAGTCAGGTCTGGTTTGCTCACACCATTGAGCATGCGCGCGTGGCGCTGATGTACATGAATAACCTTTCTGCGCGCGTCGGCGTCCGCCTGACGAGCAACGGCCACAGCCTGCAGCTCGACGACGGTGCGGTTATCAGCTTTGTCGGCGAGGAATCCCACTGCGCCGCGCTGGCGGGTAATGTCTACCTTGATGAGTTCGGATGGTTCAATAACCCGCTAAGAGCGGCAAAAGTCGCGGCGGCTATCGCCAGCCATAAACGCCACAATCTGACGATGTTCACTACACCATCAGACAGCTACGCAGCATTCAGGGTATGGAACGGCACAACCCGCAAGCGCCGACCGTCACCGCTAATCAATACCGATGACAGCGTATTTTGCACAGATGGTGTCTGGCGTCAGTCGGTCACTCTGGATGCAGCATGCCAGCGCGGGTGCAATCTCTTTGCGCCTGAGGAAATTAAACGCGAATACAGCGACGATGATTATCGTCTGCTGTTTGGCTGCGACTGGTCTTTCGCTGTTGCAGCGGGTGAGGTGGCAGTATGAGCAAGCGCAAGCCACGCAAAGCAGTCGCCATGACGGCTAGCGCCCCGCAGAAAATGGAGGCGTTCACTTTCGGCGAGCCGGTGCCGGTGCTCGATAAGCGCGACATTCTGGATTATGTCGAGTGCATCAGTAACGGCAAATGGTACGAGCCGCCGGTCAGCTTTTCCGGGCTGGCAAAGAGCCTGCGCTCTGCCGTGCATCACAGCTCACCGATTTACGTTAAACGCAACGTGCTCGCGAGCACCTACATTCCGCACCCGCTATTGTCCCGTCAGGATTTCAGCCGTTTTGCGCTCGACTATCTGGTATTCGGCAACGCCTTTCTTGAGCAGCGCTACAGCGTCACCGGCCAGTTAATCAAGCTACTGACCTCACCGGCCAAATATACTCGTCGTGGGGTTGATGATTCGATTTTCTGGTTTGTGGAAAACTTCACTCTGCCGCATGAATTCGCGCCTGACACCGTGTTTCACCTGCTGGAGCCTGACATTAATCAGGAAATTTACGGTCTGCCGGAATATCTCAGCGCGCTTAATTCTGCGTGGCTGAATGAATCCGCGACGCTGTTCCGTCGCAAGTATTACCAGAACGGCGCGCACGCGGGTTACATCATGTATGTGACCGACCCGGCGCAGAGCGCGACCGACGTCGAATCGCTGCGCGAGGCGATGCGCAACTCGAAAGGGCTCGGCAACTTTAAGAACCTGTTTTTCTACGCCCCCGGAGGAAAACCAGACGGCATCAAAATAGTGCCACTGAGCGAGGTCGCCACAAAGGATGACTTTTTCAATATCAAGAAAGCCAGTGCCGCCGACCTGATGGACGCGCACCGCGTGCCGTTCCAGCTTATGGGCGGCAAGCCCGAGAATATCGGCTCACTCGGTGACGTTGAGAAGGTGGCAAAGGTATTTGTGCGCAACGAGCTGTCGCCGCTACAGGACAGGTTCAGGGAGGTAAACGACTGGCTCGGCATGGAGGTCATCAGGTTCAAAGAGTACACCCTCGACAACCCGGAATAATCCCCCCACAAGCCGCCAACATGGCGGCTTTTTCACACCCTGCCACCATCACGCCTCAGACGCACCACACGCGCACGAATACACGCGACCACCAACGAATCGACAGCAACCACGAAAGCGCCATTACGAGGCGCTCAGACGATAATTTTTATCATTACGCACCACCTCTGGCGCGCAATGCTTTCCCCGCCACGCCTGCCCGCTTTATGGGTCGGTTTTAATGCAGTTGCATGACCACTCTGGATCCGTGCCAGCTCTGGCGGCGCACTACCAGAACGGGCAAGCCTGACGCATGCAAAACCATGCACCTGTTGCATGCACAGCTTATTTATTGATAAATCACCTTAAATTTACAAAAATCACGAACATTGGCTATTTCCAAACATGATAGCCTCTCCATAACTATCGAGCCTATTTTTGAACGGAGAAAGATATGCAAGGTGAAGTTACCGAACAGCAGCCCGATGAGATTGGATCTGAGTTTGGATACTATCCAGTAGAAGTTAACATTGAGACTGAAAATTTTTCTTTACTTACTTTACCCGGCCTCGCTGAGAAAGTAGAGCGCGTTAACAATGACAAAAATGTTGTTAATGGCTGTGACCTGCTCCCCGTTGATTAGTACACCCCGATGTTAGTAATGTCTTCATAAGCCACATGAGGACATCCCCATGAAGAAGCGTTTTTCCGACGAACAGATCATCAGTATTCTCCGCGAAGCCGAAGCTGGGGTACCCGCCCGTGAACTCTGCCGCAAGCATGCCATTTCCGATGCCACGTTTTACACCTGGCGTAAGAAGTATGGCGGTATGGAGGTGCCTGAAGTTAAGCGCCTGAAGTCGCTTGAGGAAGAGAACACCAGACTCAAGAAGCTGCTTGCCGAAGCCATGCTGGATAAAGAGGCGCTTCAGGTGGCTCTTGGGCGAAAGTACTGACGACAGACCAGAAGCGGGAAGCCGTGATGTTGATGTGTGATGCGACCGGTCTGTCGCAACGTCGTGCCTGCAGGCTTACAGGTTTATCCCTGTCGACCTGCCGCTATGAGGCTCACCGTCCGGCTGCTGATGCGCATTTATCAGGGCGCATCACTGAGCTGGCACTGGAGCGCAGGCGTTTTGGCTACCGTCGTATTTGGCAGTTGCTGCGCCGTGAAGGGCTTCATGTTAATCATAAGCGCGTGTACCGGCTTTATCACCTCAGTGGCCTGGGCGTAAAACGCAGAAGACGTCGTAAAGGGCTGGCAACAGAACGTCTGCCGCTGCTCCGTCCGGCGGCGCCCAATCTGACCTGGTCGATGGATTTCGTCATGGACGCACTTTCCACCGGTCGCAGGATCAAGTGTCTTACCTGCGTCGATGATTTCACAAAGGAATGCCTGACGGTCACTGTTGCCTTTGGGATTTCAGGCGTTCAGGTCACGCGTATTCTGGACAGCATTGCACTGTTTCGAGGCTATCCGGCGACGATAAGAACTGACCAGGGGCCGGAGTTCACTTGCCGTGCACTGGATCAATGGGCCTTTGAGCATGGTGTTGAGTTGCGCTTAATCCAGCCGGGCAAGCCAACGCAGAACGGATTTATTGAGAGCTTTAACGGACGATTTCGCGATGAATGTTTGAATGAGCACTGGTTCAGCGATATCGTTCATGCCAGGAAAATTATTAATGACTGGCGGCAGGATTATAACGAATGCCGCCCGCACTCCACGCTGAATTATCAGACACCGTCTGAATTTGCAGCGGGCTGGAGAAAGGGTCATTCTGAGAATGAAGATTCCGACGTTACTAACTGAGTGTTGTATCTAATCGTGGGGGCAGGTCAGCTGGATATACCCCGGAAACCAAGAGATATATAACTTTAATGGCGGCATATCCACAATGCCTTATAGTTGCCGAGTATTCGGATTACCAAAAACGCACATACTAAAATTAAAAAATACATCCTCGCTAGAAACTCTCAACTTTGTTGTGTGGTGCCTGTCTTTTTTCAGGGGGATGAGATTAACAACCACCGAAGCTGGTTTTTTAGATGCAACCCCCATCAAGCCTGCTAAGTTAACAGACTTTACTCTCGGCAGATGCTCTGAAAAAGCAATCATAGAATTGGCTCTCAATTACATATCTAGCGAGCAAAAAAAAGAGAAATCACCAATAAAAATAGCGGCAGTGGTGCACGCACTATTTTTATCTCACAACCCACAATACCTTTCATTTGAAAAGTTCCAGTATCTTTATATGGCATTGGATGGTTGCTTTGCTTTAGCGTGGGCAGAAAAAAACAAGTGCCCTGAAAAAACGTTAAATCATTCCAGGCGGTTAAAGTGGCTGTGCGAAACCTATGGCATACCACGTCCTTCATGGGTAACAGGCAAAAAAAATATTACAACCATCCGCAATGATAATTTTCATGAGGCTATTTTCTATGGTCAACCGCTTGGTTTCTCCAGTGTTAATGGCGGTCAATATGGTGATGATATATTACGAGAAATGCAGGCTCTGGTATGTCGCTTACTAGCAGCATTACTCTCTGTAAATGATTGTACATATATCAAATCTAAGGTCGACTCGGTTGAGTACCATTCATTAAAACTAAATTAACACTAACGCCTCGCGTAGCTCGTTGTTCAACCCCGCCAGCACTGAAAGCGAGTTTCAGCGCTGGCGGCGTTTATTAATGCAGCCAGCTATCGTCTTCCCATACTTGCTGCATGATTTCCATTACTCGTTTTTTATCTTCGTCCAGTTTCAAACCGCTTAGCTCAACACCATTTGCGGAGCCCTTGCGAATGCGGATAGCAGTCTTTGGGTAAATAGGTTGAAGATTGCGGTACAGCTCAGCCTCCAGTGCATCCAACGTTGCCTGACTAATTTTTTGCTCTTTATCCAACGTGATATTGATTCTCATAATCTAATCAGCCTTATAAAAAATATCATCTTCGGTTTCGTTATTTTCGCTGTTTGCTAGGTCTGCAATGAGAGTGAGCGCGAGCTTTAAGTCTGATGGCTTGCAGTTTGCAATCAGAGATACCTCGGCGATAAATTGCACACAAGCCCACTTTTGCTGCGTTCGGCTGAAATGTTCGCCAACCATGAAATCCCTCCCATAGGGTGTACTGTATATTTATACAGTAGCACGTATTGGTAAAAGATGGGAAGAAAAAAATGAATAGGGTGATTGCTGTATGTGCATGATATGGATATGAATTACTCAGGCATTGGTTTTGATGCCTCAGCCATCGCAGCAACACGATAAAGGATTTTTCTAGCCTTAGCCTGATGCGATGGTGCTGCTAAGAATATTTCTCCTTTGGCCGTTCCGCGTAGCCATTTGCCATCAAAACAACTTTTACCACCGGCCATCAGGTGCAGGGCTTCGCCACGGCCGATTGTAATGCCGGTTGTCAGTTGTATCTCGTCGATAGTTTTAGCTATAGCTGCGTTTTGCTCATCCGTTCCGTGGATGAATTTTCGCCGTATTGCTGGCTTTTGCTTCCTGAGTCGGTTGGTCAGCTCTCGTCTTTCACGTCGACTCAGGGGTTTTGATAAATCGAGTTCCGGTGGATCGCTTTCGCTTCCCGTACAGTTATTGACAGAACTCCGAGAGGGCGCAAAAGCGCCCTTAACGTCAACTGCCAAATCAACGGCACGCTTCGGCACAATTTTCCACTGCGTTAGCCGGGTTAAAATCGGGGTGCCAGCACCAACAGCAGAATCGTACACGCCGCGGATACAGACTGTTTCCTCACCATACTGGTTAAACTCGGCACGCGGTTCATACAGTGTGCGCACCTGCAAATCATCGCGACGGACAAACGGCCCACCCTGCGCATTAACGTAACCAGCCCAATCACCGGTGTCGGCGGCATCATGGACGGCGGCAAACTCAATGCTCAGACCATGTGCGGTCTCGGTGTCAGCGAGACGGCGCAACTCACGGTAGACCGTCACCGGCGCGCCGCCGATAAACTGAAACTGACGGATGTGCCAGCGTGCCGCCCATGCTGAAACGGCGGGGGCTGTCTCTTTCAGCAACTCACCGCTTTCGTCATCGGTTTCACCATCGAGAGCATAGCCGTCGATGTTTTTGGAAATGTATTTAGCAACATAGCCGGTAGCGCTGCCCTTTTCCGGGTCAATTGCTTCGGCATGGAAGCGTGCCTTTTTGGCTTTATCGCTTCTCAGTTCGTGGTAGTCTTCCTCCCACGCATAATCACGGATGATGAGGCGCACGCGTTCGACGTCTTCTGGCAACATGAACATAAGCATGTGCCAATGTGGCGTCCCGTCGTGATGAGGCTCGGCAACACGTATGCCAAAAATGCGGATTTCTTCCCGGTGCAGCTTGGCACGTATACGCGCCCAAAGGCCGGTTAGATAGCTCTGTGTGTCCGACGGGCTGGCACCGTTCCATTTTCTGTTACGGTAGCCCGCTTTGGTGGTGGCGTGATATTTAGACGGTGCGGTCATGGTGTAAAACTCACCGACATAACCGAGCTCATTGCAGATATTTTCAAACCCACGGATGCGGGTCATCAGCTCGCAGCGGCGTATTGCTGGATTAGCTACCGAGCCGTCGTATTTTTCAATCAGGCTAATGCGGTTGCCGTCTTCGTCTTCGAGATCCAGCCCCTTGAGAAATTCGCGCGTGCGGCGCTTTTGCTCGCGCCAGTCAGTCACGCAGTTTTTACTCGCGTAGGCGTGCTTTTTCTTACTGACGTTGCCAATAGCAATTTGTAAATGTTCACGCCATGCTGACGCAATGCGACGTAAACGACCACGCCACCAAACCTCATTAAACATGCGCATTACTGCCGGTGCGATTTCATCCTCGCCAAAATATTTTTTAGTCACACGCTCCCATTTCGGCGGTGTAACGTTGAATTGCAGGGAAATAAAACCGGCGTGCATGTACCAGGTGTACAGCGTTTTGAGTTCGCTAAATCCGGTGTCATCAATGTCAGCCAGTTCTGCGCGAATGAAATTAGCGATATCAGCGGCCAGCAGGTCAATATCGGCACGCGACATATCCGGGAGACGATTAAATCTGGCGACCATATTGACCATACGTGACGCCAGATATTGCATAAGCTGAGTATCAAAATGACCATCGAAAACAGCGGCTGATACATTGCTGTTGATGCCCGAGCACTCGTATTTTTTTGCGACCAGTTCAAGACGTGGCAATGCCTTTTTGCAGAAGCTGATTAAAAAAGCATTGGCTCGTTGACTGCCCTGATTTTGCTCCAGCATCGCAGCGGTTCGATAAACATCAAAACGCACGCACTCAGGCTGGAGAGAAAGCACCTTTCTCGCATGCAGCAAAGCCGCGAACATACGGTCGCGGCGATACTGTTGGTCATAGGTAAGGTATGGGCTGGCTATTGCCGACCGTGGAGCATTCCACTGGTATGCAAATGTATATTTCGTCATGCGATAGCCAACTCCAGTTGAAGCGGAGCCAACCCTTTTGATAGCCAGCTTGCAATCGATGGAGGGGATACGGCCTCAATAGTATTTTTCAGAATGGCGCAACGGCGTTTGAGAATGACTGCCTTAAGTTCATCTTCGGAAAGGTTTTTCGCATAATCGGCTTCGCGAATTGCTTTTGTGAGCTCCGGGTATTTGACTTCGAATTTCGGCACATTACAGGCAAGGTTTGTGCTATCGGCAGTCGCCAAAGGATAGTTACCCAAAACCCTACCATCGAGCATGCGGAGCCCGTGCACCTGCGTTGAGAAACTATGTTTGCAGTAAATGGTTTCAAACGCTTCTGACATCCTGCGATGCCAGAGCTGGGTTCTGATAGTTGCGTACTCACCTGACGACCCAAAGCACACACGCGGCCACTCCCGGCAAAGCTCAACCAGACGATGCAATGATTCATGCAAATGCCAGACAGGCGCTGCTTTGTTTTTGAAGCAGCGCGGTAGCTTAGCGATAAGCGCGTCATTGTCAGCTTCGCCGCCTTCAACCACATCAGGGATAACAAAAAATGACAGTTTGGGGTGATGATAATGAGGAATAAGCCATTGATAGAATTGCTGCCAGTCAATAACGAGGCCACGCTTCCACGCTGAAAAAGCTCCATTATCTATAGCAACAGAAAGGGCGTATTTAATTGATGCAGCTAATTGGTCAGGGCGTGCATACGATACAAATGCGCCAGCACCGGTGACCGCAATACGGTGAACGTTACCGGCGTCACCCCATACAGGTGTTCCGTGGTAATGAATAACGTCTGCCACGCCATTAACCATATGTTATTTCGCAATCCCAGCACGAAAGGCTGACTCACATAACATCGCCAACTCCTCAATTTCTGAGGCAATGTCATTCAGGGTTTGAAGCTCCGAATTATGGATGTAGTGATGTGCCAGACCGGAAATAAGTTGGTTAATCTTCGGGTAATATCCGATAATGTCGAGCCATTCCTCGCCAGCTTTTTTCCCGGATTGAGCGACTTTCTTTTCATTCAGGATTAATTGATATTGGTCGCTGGTAATTACCCACTTATCGCCGACTTCGATACGAATACCCATTTATACGCCCCTGTAATGTTTGTGTTTGAGCTCCGCGATTTGCTGACATGTCACGCAAAAGGCCACGCCCGGAATCGCAATGCGGCGAGCTTCCGGGATTGGTGCGTCACATTCTTCGCAGAAAAAACTGGAAGGCGCAGCGATACTGCTGCGTGCTTTGTTGATGTAGCGTTCGCGGTCTTCCTGCTCACGCTGTTGGGCTAAATCAATTGTGTCGGCCATTAGTGCAGTTCCTGAGATTCGTTTTCATAGCGGGTGGCTTCACGGCGCAGAAGTTCTGCCGCTTCAATCCCGTTTAAGCCTTTGTTTGCGATATGTGTTGCCAGAGCTTCAAGACGAATTGAAACGGCGAGAGCGCGACCTTTACGCTCTTCGCGCTTGGCTATGTCAATCACGGCCATGAGTGGATCACTTTCGGTGACAAAGATGTTTTTTAATTCTTTCTGCATATTTATTTCTCCTGATTTCGGGCAATAAGAAGCCCGGCGGGTTTACGCCATTAAATTTCTGTTTGGATTAATTAGGCATGGTTAGCCGTTTTGGAAATAAGCTCACCACTGCACGAAAATGATTCATCGCTGTAATCAATGCTTTTTTCTCGTCAGTGGTCAGCCCACTTAATTCGAGCTCATGACGAGCCGCCGGAATTTTTGCCAGAAAGAAAATAGCGGCCAGCGCCCGAGTATTTTCTTCAAATTGTGGATCGCGTTTATCGCGCATATCATCGACAAAACGCTCAACCTCTTTCCAGCTATCGCCCCAATATCTCGCGCGCAATTCAGCTATGTGATTGAGACCAGCCAGACGCTCGCCCGCCTTTAGCGGAACATTCGCGGAAACAGCTTCGATAGCCATGATTTCCCCTGTTTTTTGGTGGACAGGTCAGCCAGTAAATCAGCCTGTGAGTGGCTCGGGTGCCAGCGCTTGCCGTCCTTACCTGCGATCCAGCCGTGGCCGTAATGCATGCCGGGGCTTTGCTTAACGAGCAGAGACGCGAATGACGGTTCACTTTTCAGCATACCCACCTCAAATCAGACCAAACGATGCGCCAATACCGCTCATGGTATCGACCACGCTCGACATTGCTGGATTAGTCTGCAGGCGTGCATGCAGCGCCAGAGCCGACAATGACAACATGCGAATGCCGGAGTTAACGCTTTCAATCATGTTGTGCTTACGGGCAGTAGTCAGACGTTCATCAGATACCGCACCGCTTGCCAGTTCGCCGAGTTCACTCATTGCGCGCATGACATAAGATTGCAATTTGTCTTTAGCCAACTCATTAACTGGCACGCATGGCAGACAATGAATCTGCGCCAGAAAACCATCAACGAGTGTTGAGTCTTCGGTCAGGTCTGTCAGTAGCCACAATTCAGGCGGCGTGAACTGGTGAGGCTGTTCCGGGTTGAGCTTGTTACGTAACGTTTGAACGTTCATACCCGCACGCTCGGCCAGCTTCGCCATGTTGTGACGCTGCGCAAAAGCCCGGCACGCTTCGTCATAGTGGGGATGTTTGGAAACCTGAAAATCAAACATGGTTAAATTCCCTCTAACTTGCATAATCAAATTCAGTTGAGAGCGGTGCGCTGGTCGATGTAACGACAATCAATTGCTTGTTGAGTTAGTTTGTCGCGCCATGCTTTCACGTTTACGAGGGTGCGGCTTCGTTTACCGGCTTCCTCTTTGTTGGAAAAGTCTTTGGTCGGAGCTTTTAGAAGAATGCCCTCATCGAGCCATTGCCAGACCAGACGCTCGCTTACACCGCGTGTGGCGGCAAAGTCTTTCACTGTCATTGTGTCTGACATAGCGGAGCGAATCATTGTCTGCAGAGCTGGCAGCATGGCGGTAACGATGGCATCAAATTGTGTTGGATCTAACAGCACAGTTTGATTTTGTGAGTTTTGCGAGTCGTGCGTCGAGATTGATTTTGCATCTGACATATCGCATTATCTCCTGTTGTTTGTAGTGAACTGCATTGACGTGCATCGTGGTTGATAAACGTCACTTTAGTTCGCGAATTTTAATTTTGCAATGGCAAAAATTAATTTCGGTGGCGATAAATGGCTAAATTTGGAGACGGGGCAGCACCTGCAATCGAAAGAATCCTTTCTGCTTATGGACTTAGCTCGCAAAAAGAACTAGGCGAAAAACTTGGGATTTATGCCAATAACATCAGCAGTTGGCTTGCTCGGGATAGTGTTCCTGGCAATGTTTTCGTTGAATGTGCCTTAGAGACAGGCGCTGATATCGGATGGCTGGTTACTGGTGAACTTGCAAAATCAAACTCTGAGCGAGTGGGGAACGTCCTTAAAGGCAAGGAGCTTTATGAAGAGGTAATGGCTTCTGGAGGTAAACCTGTTCTAAGGCGCATCCTTGATGCTTATGGGTTTTCTATGCAAAAAGAACTTGGTGATTTGCTCGGCATTTCATCAGGAACTATAAGCACGTGGGTAAGACGCGATTTTTTCCCCGGTGATGTTGTAGTGACATGTGCTCTAGATACCGATGTATCACTAGAATGGTTAGCTACTGGCAAAGGGCAAATGCGAGTCGCTAGGGAAAGTGTCATTTCCGGTCTTTCTATTAAAAAGTCTCGCCTAGAATCTGGTGAGCTTAAAGACGCTGGAACTTGGCATCCTGACCCTTCCATGATTCCTCCTAATTCTGAAAAGTTAATTTTTGTTGAGGGTGTTGGTGCCTCTTGGCTGGTCGACTGTTCTGCTACGAATATAAGTAATGGCCGCTGGTTAATTGATATCGACGGTGCTCTTGATATTTTTGATGTAATTCGCTTGCCGGGTGGAAAGGTCAGATTGTCAAATAAGTCTGCTGAGTTTGAATGCAATATTACTGACATTACGCCTGCTGGGGCTGTAGTCTTCACACTGGAAAAACACTTTTAAGGAAAATTATGAAACGTAAACTTTTTTTAACTCTACTTTTAACACTTTCATTTGGTGTGGCTGCTGCTGAGAAGAGCAAAGAGATAGACGGAGCTGCATATGGTGACAAGTGGCCTCTAACCTTTGAAAAGGCAAAGGTATCATGTGTTAACCGTGCTTATGCTTTTGTGTATGACATCAAAACTGATGATAGATATCCACTGAATGGCATGGCGGTAGATGCTGTTAAATCAGGAAAGCTGGAGGGTTCTAACTTAGATGACGTATGGAAGGATGACCCTGATTATGACGGCGTTAAAATTTCAATTTCACCGGTGATTGATGCCGCTACAGCCCTTTGTAATTAATTTTCTTTTTGCCTCGGTATCGCAATGACTGTAAGTAAACAAAAAAGTGGAAAATGGTTATGTGAGCTCTATCCAAACGGTCGGGAAGGGCGGCGTATACGTCGACACTTCAACACCAAAGGTGAGGCCGAGGCTTTCGAGCTTTACACAAAAAATGAAAGTGAAGACAAGCCGTGGCTTGGTAAGAAAGAAGACCGGCGGCGTTTAAGTGAAATTATTCAGCTTTGGCATAATTTACACGGACAGGCTCTAGTTGCGAGCAAATCACGATTGGCTAAATTGCAGATTGTATGTAATGGCCTTGGCGACCCTATCGCATCACGTCTTACAGCTAAAGATTGGGCTCACTATCGTGATAAACGGCTTCGTGGTGAAATTGATAATGGATATCACAAAGACCCTGAGAAATGGATAGCTAAACCGATTACGGTCAACCGTGAACAGCAGTATTTAGAGGCCGTTTTCAATGAGCTAAAACGATTAGGGGAATGGTCGCTACCAAACCCGCTCGATGGAATTCGTGTCTTTAAAGAAGCTGAAAAAGAAATGTCCTGGCTGACGCTTGAACAAATACCGCAACTTTTATTGGCATGTCATCAGTATGGACACGAAGACCTTACGCAGATTGTTGAGATCTGTTTAGCTACTGGCGCCAGATGGAGTGAGGCAGAACGATTAACTCGTCCACAGCTTTCTCCCTACAAACTGACTTTCACAAAAACGAAAGGTAAAAAAAATCGTACAGTCCCTATCACAAAATGGCTTTACGAAAAATTATCCACACGACAGGGGCGAATGTTTAAGCCTTGCTATCAGGAGTTCAAAAAAATGCTTTTGCTTACTGATATCGAACTGACGGAAGGCCAGAAAACCCATGTTTTACGTCACACCTTTGGTGCGCATTTTATGATGAACGGCGGTAACATCCTTGTTCTTCAGAAGATACTTGGTCACGCTAACATTCGTGAAACAATGAAGTATTCGCATTTTGCACCAGACCATCTTGAGCAGGCTGTTACATTGAATCCCTTGTCCTTAGCTATTGGCGACAAAGTGGCGACAGAGGTTGCATAA